GATAGTAGCCTTCTCTAAAAACGGAGCGCCAGGAGTCCTAGTTTTCGTAAACAAGAAGGGTGAAGAGGACGCTGTTCTGGTTAGCCCTGGAACACCCCCCACCCTTTCCTCTGTCCGTAGCGTGGTCCGGCATGACCCCCACATCGCCTACTCTGTGGTGGAAAACGAAAGCGAGGCTGAAGGTACTCAGGTTTTTGTGAAGAGGAAGAAAGAGGCCTCCAACCCTAGTTCTGGTGAATCTGGCTAGATTTACTTATTTTGCCTGATTTTATAGAATGGGTTTGTTAGGTTGGGAACCCATTAATGTCTGCACCTAAGGTAACGATAAAGGAACAAGACCTATCGGTACGAGTACCGAGCTTTCCCGGCGTTTACGCCGGAATAGCTGTAGAGGCCCGGCGTGGCCCCACGGAACCCACCCTGGTTACCTCGGAGAAGCAACTCCTTGACCTTTACACGGTGGACGGACGCATACCCAGGAACGTCTCCAACTCCCTTCTTTCCGCCATGTCCTATCTAAGGTACTCCGATAAGCTGTGGGTGGTAAGGGCGGTCTCCAACGATGACAAGTACGCCGGGATAAAGTACGGCCTGGACTCTGACGGGAACCCGGCGGTGACTCCCTTGGCTACCGGCCTGGGAAGCCCAGACGAAATCGGTGCTCCAGGTGGCCTCACCCTAAGTTCCTCGGACCGCTTTGTCCTCCTGGCCGCCGATCCCGGAAACTGGCCCAACGGAAACCTTAAGGTTATCTTCGAGTCCATAAGGACTAACGGCGGCGCTCCAGAGGTTCCTAGCCCTTGGCACAACAACGCCTTCGTCATCCGGGTCTTCTTCAACAACGTCCAGGTGGAGAGGTGGGTGGTGAGCCTTGACGAGGCCGCCGTTGACGGGAACGGGGTCTCCATTTTCCTTAACTCCGTTCTTACCCGTAGCGCTTATATCCGGGGCTACGCCAACCCTGGACGGGGAGATAACTCTGTAGGGACTCTTCCTGCATCCGGTTCCCCTATTGATCCTAGATATATCTACGCCTTCGCCGGAGGCAATAGCGGAACCGTAACCCGTGGAAACTACATAACTGCTATAAGGAGGCTAAGGGAAAGGGACAACTACCCCTTGACACTTCTGTTAGACGGGGGTTTCGCCGATCCGGCCTACGCCGTGGAGCTTGTCAACATAGCCGAAGAGAGGAAGGACTGCGTTGCCGTACTCTCCGTTCCGGCTGAAAGGGAACTTTCCGCTAACTACCTAAACGAAGTGGTGAACTACGCTACCCAGCCTGGCTCTGGTCTTGGAGGAATAAACTCCTCTTACGCCGCCCTATACTCTCCCCACATTCTCGTATACATCGCCGATATAGACGAGTACAGGTACGTTTCTCCCGATGGGTATGCGGCCGGGGCTATATCTCAGACCGCATCCAACTACGAGATATGGTTCCCGGTGGGAGGTTGGAACAGGGGGAAACTGAACGTCTTGGACGTTCTCAGGCACTACTCCTCCGGCGAGTTAGACCAACTCTACCTGAACAACGTCAACCCAATCCGCTACCGGAGGGGTAAGGGCATCGCCATCTGGGGCCAGAAGACTCTGTGGAGGATTCCTAGCTCCTTGGATAGGCTTAATGTTCGGCTTCTTCTTATCGTCATTGAGAACGCTATCGCCGAAGCCTTGGAGAACTTCCTCTTTGAGCTTAACGATGAGTTCACCCGCCGCCTGGTTAAGGCCATGATCGAGTCCTACATGGAGGACATCAAGGCCCGCCGGGGTGTCTACGACTACCTGGTAGTGTGTGATGAATCCAACAACTCTCCTTACGACATCGACAACTACAGGCTCAACGTTGACCTCTACGTCAAGCCCACCAAGGCCATAGAGTACATCCAGTTCCGTACCGTCATTACCCCCACCGGGGTAGACTTCTCCTTGGTCAAGGGGGGCTAGCCCTATAGATAACCCTTACTAGGTTTTACCTAAATATGATAAAGCCAGATCTTAACCAAGTAAGAGCACTAAACAGAGTCGTTCACCTGAACGACTGGGTGATAAAGTTTGTAACCGTCCCTAGTGGGGCCGGTATAGAGGCCTTCGCCGATGGGCTGGACATCAGGGCCGTTTCTGTGGACATCCCCCGTGCCACCCTCCTTCCCATTCAGATAGACATCCGTGGCCACAGGTACTTTGTCCCAGGAGATACCGAGTTCCAGCCTACTCTTACCCTAACTCTCATTGAAACTGACGACATGAACGTACTAGATGCTATGAACAAGTGGAGGGAGTTTGCCTACCAGACCCTAACAGGGTACAAAGAGCCGGTAGACGATATCAAGGCCGATCTTAAGCTCTTCCACCTTAACCGTCAGCTGAAGCCTATTTGGGAGTACACGATTTATGGGGCTTGGCCAACAGAGTTTGACCCCGGCGGTCAGCTGGTGGGCGATAAGGGTGCGGA